TTCTGTGCCCTTATAGCGAGCCCTTGCGATATATTTAATTACGTTACCTAGATTGAAGTTCAATTCCCAATCTTCTATTACATCAATAGCTTCTATAGAATGCTTCTTGTAATGTTCGCCCATCATGTATCCTTCATAGCAGCTTTTTCTATGGCTAATGCAACTCTAAATTCCTCGAGGGAAACAAGCTCCTCTTCTTTCCAATTTACAAAGGACATATCTGCCGCGGTTCTTGTTTGATATATCCAAAAACCATCAGTAAAAGAATATACGGCATCCCATATAATCATAATTGAGGTTTGTCTTTCTTTCTCATCTACCTCCCACAGATTCTTTGAATTACGAAGCATACTACTTCTTCTAACTACTGGAATACCTGGTGTAAACTTAGGTTCTGGGATTAACATAATTCTTATTCCTCTTCAAAGGGAGGCCTTGTATCATAAGAATCTGCATCAGCATCAAGTTGATCTACAAACAATTCTTCTATTAGATCCACGGCTTCCCTAACAACATCCTCTTCTTCAGGAGTTAAAATGCGCTTTGAAATAAGCTCCCTCAATCCTGCTGCAATATCTTCTGGATTCATGTTAGTTTTTCCCTCCGATGTTTTGCCCATACATCCGGCAAGAATACAAAGGAATATTCAACATTGTTCTTTTTACACCAGTCTGAATATTTGGCATTATGAGTTCTGGTGGTCCAGTTATCTCGCATAAATATCAATCTTAAATCTATTCCTGGATTATTCTTAATTACAGCTAATATCTTATTTCTATCTTTAGGGCTAAATTTACCTTTAGTTTCAACGAATATACCTTGCTTTGGAAGATAAAAATCAGGCCAATATATATGCTTTTCTACGACATCTTTTGAAGCACAATCTAAACACTTCCCTCCTCTAACCTTCAATAGATACTCTAGTTTATAAGACTCGTACTCAAACTCTATCTTCCTTCTTATAAGGTCTTTAGCAAACTCCATCTCGAAGAGGCTGCTATATTCTATTCCCTCATGATTGAAGCTTCTCCTCATTATATTCTCGCTTTATGATCAGGAGTTTTTTGTTAATCTCATACTGGTCACCCATAGAATGAGTATTATAAATAGATTTGACGCGCTCTTCCATATGCTCGGAGTTGTGTATTCCCTCAAGAATTTTGCGCGCAGTAACAGGACCAACCTTTGGTATTCCTTTGACGTTATCAGCAGTATCTCCTACCAGCATTTGGGTCCAGAAATTTCTATTTGCCATTTCATGACTGACATAATACTTCCGATCGTGTACCCAGTTATAGTGCCATCCAGGTATAGTATCAAGATCCTTGTCTGTAGATACAATTATAGTGTTTTCGTTCTGATGAATTCCTAGTTCGTCATCGGCTTCCAGACCTTCTCTAGCATATCTTGCATTCCAATAGTTAATAAGATAGCGCGATATTGCTTTATGGTGTATAGGTTTATGGGAGGGATCTCTATTCGCCTTGTACTCTTTGGATAACTCCTTTCGGAAACTCTTGTCTCCTGTAAGATAGGTTCTGTGTCCATTAGCACCGCTCCTGAATATAATATAATTCATAACTCTGTCTACGTGGAACAGAACCTTCTCTAGTGGTTCCGCTTCAATTTCTGGTACGATGTGATAGCCTTCTTCAGAATTTATCCATTCAACAGCGTCCTTTTTCCTAGTAAACATAGCACAGAAATAATCTGGATCTTCCTCGTTAAAAACCATATAGTAGGTCTTCTCTGAGGCGAACCCTACTCTGTACTTAACTATGTCTCCATCTATTAATGCAATCATTCCCACTCTACTCCTTCACCTTGGCAAAGATCACACATGGAATCCATAAGTAAGTGCTCGTATTTTATTATACCGGTTCCTTTGCATTTCCTGCATATCCTTGGCTCACTATATTTACGGGGGTGCGCGTGCCCTTTTAATTTCCAACGGTCATCCTCTACAAATTCTTTTCTAGGTAATCTGTTCATTTTCTAGTTCAACTTAGATGCATCTATCTCCGTCATATTATAAATAATCTTTCCAGAAATCGCCAAATCCTGTTCGTGTAAAGACTCCTCTGCCTCGGTTGCAAGTCTAGTAAAAGCTACTGCTAGAGCCAGGGCTCTTGGATAAACCTGCGCCTCTGCTTCTACTATTTCTGTATGCCTATTTACAATCTCGTAGCAATTTTTATCAAAGTTTATCCTAATTATATATCTATCCGATGCCTGCAATACTGGCGATTGTTTAGAAAGGTACGTCGTCGTTGAGTTCATCTGCTTCCTCTTCTTCAGCCACTTCCGCAGGTACTTCCTCGTCAGCACCTACTGCCTGGTAAGACTCAAAAAATTCCTTAGCTAGCTGCCTTACTACAGCTACGTAAGCTTCTAGTGGGGACTTTGTTCCTACCTTCACGAATCCCTTTTCGATGGCGAAGTTGGCTACATTTACTGCCGTATTAGTTGCCGCTTGATAAGAAATCCTAAGCTGATTAGCGATGTCATTCTCAAGCCTCTTATCCCAATAGGAATCTTTTCCGCCACCACCTCCAGAAAAGGTCTTTTCGGCCTTCTTATATGACTTAACTGACTTAGTATCTACCATTTTTCCATATTTGTTTGTTTCATAAGTAAAGCTGATCTTATCTCCAGAATCGAACTCCGGCTTTACAAGCCCAGTTCTGTAAAGGGTCTCGTCACCATCAAGAATAAAACCATAGTACACCTTACCCTTATACTCTTTTGAAGTAACCTTCTCTACGATACCATAACCACGTGACATTAGTTTAGCTCCTTTTTTGGAATTACTATTAATTCAGAAATACTCTCTACAGCGGCTAAAGCATTCTGAATGCCTTGAAAAAACCCTTCTGCGTAAGCCTTATTATTCGTTTCTATTTTCCATTCCCTCTCTAAGAGGGCATCTAATTCATTTTTAATTTGAGTTATTGTAGATAAGCTTGTCTCCATCCCTCGCTGTCTCCCCAAAACTTTTCTATTTTTATCTCGGCCTCGAGTGGTACATCAAACTCTATTCCATACACCTTCTTCAAATACCAATAAACAATTTTGGTAAAAGATAAGACACCTAGTTCCGAAAAAAGTTCCCTCTCATCTGGAGAGACCTCTGCCACAACAGAATCATGCACAGTATTAACAAGAAAGCTTTGCATATTGGCAGCTTCCATTAAATGCCATATATAAACTACGCTTATAGGAACAATTTCGGCAGTAGCTAAGGATTGGATTGGATAATTACAAATAGAAGATGAATTAAGGATATAACCAGACTCAGTAATCCTAGTACCAGGAAAACGGAAACGAAGCCCAGTAATGGTTGTAAGAAAACCATTTTTAAGAACTTCATTTATCCAGCCCTGCTGAGTTTCTGTGATTCCTCTATGTTCTTGCCTAAAAGAGTTGTAATAACGTCTCTCAGCAGGAGATCCAGAACTTCCTCCATATAGGGGCTTAAAAGTATGCGCCTTAGCTCTAGTTCTAAACTCTTTGAAATTCTCGTCTTCAGGAGATACTCCAAATATCTTATGAGCAGTGACTTCATGTCGATCGACCCTGCTAACAATTGATTCAAGTCCTTTCTTATCGTGTCCAAGAAATACAGCAACTCTGTACTCAAGCTGCGCTTGGTCAATTTCTCCGACATACCACCCCTCATTTCTAGAACAAAATAATGGTTTGAACTCTCTGGGGAGATTCTGTCCTTGCATCTTGTACTCAGCACCAGAGGAGGACAGCCTGTGTGTAGATGTAACTGTCTGATTAAACTTAAATCTAAGAATGTCTCCGTTTTCTACACACTTCAAAAGACCTTTCAAATTCTTATCGAGCGCAGAATTAACTTTAACTAGCTTTGATATTAAATCTAGGACATCTCTCTGTTTCTTGTTTTTAGCCTTAAGATTTAGCAGGTCTTTTATCTGAGTGGTTGGTTTTCCTCCTTTGGAAGAGAGGGGCTTTCCTTTGTAGTCTTTGGGGACCTCGAATCCGAGGTCTCCGTAAAAGAACTCAGCCTTTTGCTTAGAGGAACGCGGATTAATTCCTCCAGTAAGGGTATTCCACGATCTCCATAGCCCTTCACTGTCATTAGCAAATCTTCTGTATACCTGTCTAACTCTATCTGGAGATGGATTGATTCCTCGTTCTTCAAGCTCCACGAGACAGTTAGTGAGCAAGCATCTTGTGAACAACGTTGATGTAAGTTTGTCGTTTTTAAGAAGCTCCCGTTGCTTCTTGAAGACATTATGGGTTACCTCTAGATCGCGATCTAGATAGCTTACGAGCCAATGAGAGGGCATCTCCGAGGGACAGACTCCGGAGTTCATCAATGCCTTTATTACGGAAAATTTCCCTCCTAGTCGGTATCTTTTTGCCACTCCGTCGAGGTCGAGAGGCTTCTTCGTATTTCCTAACCATACATACTCCGCTATTTGAGTATCCCAAACTAAAATCTGTCGTATGCCGAACCCAATTCTTTTGAGCCATCCAAGCTCAAATTTTGCGTTATGGGCAATGACGAAAGTAGCTCTTGACAAATCTTCAAAAAGTTCTTTGGTGGAATCTGCGCTCTGAGTCTCAATTCTACTGTAGGTTCCACTGTCTCTCCTGTGTGGATGGTCAGGGCCGAGTAACCATCCCGATAAGACAATTCTATTTTCGGAATGAAGGGGGTTCCCGAAATCATTATTAGTTACCTCGAAGTCTAAAACTACATAGTTATCGCTGTCATACAACGCCGGATTCGGGTTGCTTATGTGTTTTGGAATTTTCGACCATAAGCTTTCTAAGGTCTCCGACGATTTCTGCGCTTGCAACTCGCTGTCCTGCTGCATAACCTTCTTCCCATTTTTCGTCTGCTGATCTGGCACTAATCTCCTCTAAGCTAGAAATCTCTATGTAAGCTTTATACTTGTTTATGAGAGACACTACGGCAGTATTATTCATTCTTCTAGTCTCGCCATTTCTGTATTTATCTTAAATCTAATTGGTGTTTTTACACCGGAAATTTTATTCTTTGGAAACGAAACTGTTCTGAATCCGTAATCATTTTCTCCAGAGAATCCACCAAATCCCATTAACAAGTCACAAGATCCAGGTATCCCTGTGTTTGAATAATCTATGTCTCCCATTCCTAAGATTTCTTTACCTTCGGCGGAATCTCCAGCCTGCGTAACCGATATCCCAACCAAGTCGTATCTCTTTGCTAGAATCCTTATTCCTCTGGCCGCTTTTTCTAACTGCAATACATAGTTATTTTCCTTGATGTTTAGATTCCGTATCTGATCAACAATCAATATATCTGGACTTTTTTCTACAACAACCTCTTCAATTTGATCTAAAGTACCAGAATCAACCTCCAACATCATAAACTTTTCTATATTGCGGTCACCGGCTATAGCCTGCGCTTGTTCAGGATTAGCTTCTATTTCCTCCTCTGACATTTTGGTCAACCTAACTAACATCCTCATTTGATGTACTTCGGCTGGATCTTCATTAGTTACATACAGTACCTTTAATTTTTGCCAAAGAAACCCAGCAGTAAGCTCTTTAAGGAAAGTAGATTTACCTATCTCTGGTCTTCCGAAAATTACCACATGGTTTTTTCTTAGGACTCCTCCTCCAAGGACTTCGTTAAGCATCCTTGGCATAAATTTTATTCTACCTTCTCTTGTATACTTAACTAGGAGTGCATTTAAGTCTATTCCTTCGTAAAGACTAGTGGAGGACTTAGCCGCGAGTGCTTCGGGTGTAATTTCATTGTAAAGAGTTATAAGCTCTTTTACTTGTTCGTTTTTATTGCCCGCTAATAAAGCGGCTGCTAATTTCTGCCCTATTTCATATCTTTTCAGTTCAGATAAATCATAAAATAGGTTTTCTGGTGAGACCTCTTCTAGAGAATGAAAGGTAGCCAGTAGTATTTCTTTGTGTTTGGGATTGGTTCTAGCTAACCTCTCCTCTAACGAATCTTTGTCACATTCCTGCGCTAAGGGATCTAGTTCATAGTATTTACTTATTTCATCATAAATTAGTTTAGAAGGTTCTGAAAGCTGCTTCTTATCTAGAAGCTCTTGAAGACGATTCCAATATTCACGCTTCTTTAGGGCCGTTCCTAATATCCTCTTCTCCGATGTCATTTACAAACCTCGAGAATTCGTCTTGTGTCATATCCTTTACATCACGCTCTATGTGAATTAGCCTAAACGAATCGAAGGCAGATCCGTATCTATCCTTAAATTTCTGTGGCTTTCCTCTTGGCCAAGTATCCTTATCTAGAACAAGAATTACATTTCTACAACAATCAAGTAAATACCCAGCTTGGTCTTGCCTAAAGTCCGATCCAAGAAGGGCGCATGAAAACACACCAGCTCCCGCCAATCTCGCAGAAGAAAGTACATCCTCTACTATGACAAGGCTTCTCCGCGAAAGTTCCATCCTTAGCAGGGGGAAGTGTACTTTTGGTGGAAAATCCCTTTCCCAATAGGTTATTGCCTTTGGCTTGAATGTCCAGGATTTGGTTTGTGCTCCCCATCGCATGCCATTTGAGTCGAACAGAGGCATGTAAAGTCTAAGATCGTCCGTCCGAAGCCATCCCTGGTCTCGTATGGTATCTTCTGATATCCCATATCGTTCTCCAAGCCAGTGTATGGCTCGAATAGAAAGATTGAATGTCCTTCCCAAGAACGGTCTTGTTGGCTTATCTTCATGGACAGCAGCAACGACCTGCTCTCCTCTACCAGACCTCGCAAATCCTTTAATTCCGCACTTAAGTCGGAAACAGTTATATATAAATCCTTGAGCAGTTCTAGTAATTGAAAAGGAAACATCCTTATGCTCTCCCCCGCCACATTCCGGGCAGATACAGCTCTTGGTTTGTTCTATAGCTAAATCAGCACCAAGAGCCATTACATCTAAAGTATTCATGATTTCTTACTTAGTCTTTTTGTTGTCCGAAGGTTCCTTTGGCCTATAAGCATCCCTTTCTCTGTAATAAAGATTGGCTTCCCTTTCAATGTAAATGGCAGCGGAGACATACCCAATAACAAACGAAATCATAATTCCTGTAATACACCACGCAGTCATGTTATCTCCTTCTCTGTTTTTGAAGTATCCTTCATCTCGAACTTACATTCAGGATGCCCTGACATGCACTCTTGTCCCCAAGGACCGCTTGCGTAGCAATGAATATAATCAAGAGTCTCCCAACGGGTACAATTGCCACAACAACGCAGATCAGGAGGAGGTTTCATTTTATTTTTCTATGATAGATACTTATTACTATAATTACCATCTTTAATTATATTATATTTATTATATATATTATTATATATATTATTATATATATAAATATAAGCTTTAGTTCTACCAACATCTATTAGATTTATAATATCTACTTCTTCCCTTGTATATAAATCAGGAACTCCCTCTACCCCATCCAAATATTGGAAAGCTTCCTCTGGAACTTCCCAGGCTTCCCCCCTGATCTGTGATAGCTTTGGCTCCCTAATTACACCAGGAAAGGCTCCCAAATCTACCATAGTCATCTTTTCCTCTGTATCAGCTACTCCGATGAATTTTCCACCTAAATGTATCAAGACGCGATTTAGACCATGATTTCTCATCAAAGTTCCGTAGACGAATAAGATATTGTTTTTACTCATGTTTATTTTCCAGCGTTAGTTTTAGGGCTGCTGAATTGTAGGGCAGCGGCGTGGGAATGACGCCACTTAGCTTTACTAGAGACAAATCTCCAATCCTCTAAATCTGCGCTCCAAAGTGCAGCGCGAGCATCGGCAAGTTCCTTTTCCAATTGCTCAATAGTATCTGCGGCTCTGGCTGCAATCTGCTCTGCTGTTACTAGCCCCTTATATATTTTTCTAAAGGCTAGCGGCAACCCGTTGGGATATCGCAATTCTTTCAAACTATTGTTCATCTATCGTACTCCCTAGCTGCTGTAAGAGTGCCTGCATGAGTCTCTCTCCAGAACTTAAATTCGCGCCACGGATCTCCACAATGAGACTCACTGTTTACATTGAATACCTTCTCAACCTCCCGCAGTGCATAATAGGCATCTGACAAAGCCCTGCGGTCATCAAGGACAACTTGTTCACCATCAAGGCAGGCTTTCTCTATTCCGTGCTTTTGCATATAATGCCCACCATCTCCGTGAATCCTGGCTAGCAAGTTGCCGATTGCTTGCTCGTGGGCAGAGAGTTGCTTCGTGATGTTGGCGAGCCTCTGTCTTAGTTCCACGACATCACCCCAGCGTATCCAATTACCGTTGCGGTCCACCGATGCAGCTATTGGAAGCTCATTCCCATCGTCGTCGTAACAGAAAAAGTCGTAGCGCGTTATGCTCATGGCTTGTCCTCCTCCTCCTCCTCAGACGGATAGTAATCCGCATAATCAAGCCATACAATAGCACACTCGTACTTAAGTTCCAGCATACACGGACTGTCATGTCTCCCTGGAGGAAGGTCGTGGATTTCTATCCTTTCCATATGTGTTGTTTCCTGTTTATCGTTAAGTCTAAAGAGCTCAACAACCAAATATTCCTCTCCACCGCTACCGTTCCCATGCCCAAATATTGTATGAGGATATTTATCTTCTGGTGTCCAGCAGGACAAGCAAACCTTACCGTATGAATTTATTCCAATTTCCAGAGAGCTTATGGGAAGTTTCTTTACTAGGTTGGTTTCAACAAAAGTTGTTGTGACTTTCATCTTAGTGCCTCCTACAGATAGCAAGAAAATGCCTTTGTATACGCATCTAGTGTGGTATTACTAGACAGCCCAGGAGCAGTATTTACTTCGCAAACTACGGCATCTTTGAATATAAGGGATCGATTGATTGGGGGATCGAACTTAGCTAGTACATCCACTGCCCCGAAATGTAGCCCCAAAGCTTCAACTGCATTTACGGCTAACTCCTTGATTTGTCTACGAATAACTATTTGATTGTGGGCAAATATCCAACCCCGATCATGGTTTCTTATCAATAAATCGACATCGACATCTCTCTTTTTTCTTTTTTGGACATAATCAATAACTGAACCTAAAAATACATAAACCCTAAACTCATGTGTTTGATCGTATCCTTTAGTGTAGAGTGGGGCGTCAACCAAGAATTCTGGTTGATTAACAATAACTATTCCCTTACCTTTCTTGGAGTTCAGCAAAGTTCTACAATAAATCTTATCTACCTCATGGGTTCTTAACCAATTCTTTGCCTCTTCTTTAGAAGTTGTGTATTCTACAGTAGGAACTTTATCACGCAATGCTTCTAGTGTGTGTAATTTATTAACTGCTTTTCCAACTGCTTCCGGTTGATTTATTACTATGCTGTTTTTAACCAAATAGTTAGGTAACTTAGAATTACCATAATTCACAACTACGTCAGATTTTTGAAAAAGACCTAGACGTAAACTTCTATTAACTACATACGGTTTTCCAAAGTAGAAAAATTTACCCGGATTCCTCTCAAGCAAGCCTTCCACTATGCGAGCTACTGGCCGCCCAGTACCCTTTGCATATGCAAATATCATTTTATGCTCCTAGTAAATGGCCTCAATCGAACACCTTTTGCACAAAGGCCGATCCTTTTCCCACAGTATTGAATCATGATCCACAGAAGAAATCTTCTCGTTACACTTTGAGCACCCATCCTTTATTAATTCCAAAAATTCTTTCTTTGGAACCCAGCCGTCCGGACCTTTTAGGTATGTATATTTATCTGCACTATTTGCAAGCTCTATGCCCTTTTTGTAAGACTCTAATTTCTCATCATTCTCTTTTGCGGAGGTCCCTCTAACTTCCGTCAAGCCAACTACTTGTGTAGAAAGATCCAGTCCTCTTGCCGACCTTCTGTAACAAAATGAAACCTTTCCTTTGAATACTGCATTCGCGTCCTCCAAACCATCTTCTAAAAGTTTTTCATAATCTTGTTGATATGCAACAACTTCAAATACCTCTTCGGCATATTCTGATAATCCATCAAGGGTACATTTCTTTTCACCATCCTTACCTATAATAGAAACCGCTACCTTAGTAATAGTAAAATAAACTGTATCTCCCTTCTGCAAGCCAAGTTCCTTTAAGATATCATTATCCGATTCAAATGTCTTTCCGCGGTGTTTTGAAGTTTGATACGGTGGTGGAAATTTGATAACTTCCTTCTTCTTTTCTTCATACTTTACTACTGTTGGTTCTGCAAAGTTTTCACCATCAAACTTATATTTAAGTAACTCAAATGCTGGAAGTAATCTTGGTTCTTGAAGTTCAATACCAACCCTTTGGGCTACCCCCAGCATCATCCATTCCTCCGATGCCCAAAATAGCTTCTTGTTTTCTTTATCATAAGTCAGCGAAAGAGGACGCTCATCATTCCTCGCCATACACAGCTCTTCTGTCCTAAAATCGAACCATACAAGAGCGTATGCTCCCTTCAATATAGACAGAGTTTCTACGGGGTCTTCCTTCTTCTCCAAAGAAAGTGTGATAGCTTCGCTATCCACATCAGCGCGAGGAAGCTCTTGAGTTAGTGTCAGTGTCCCATTGTGTACCAACACAATGTTATCTGTTTCAAACGGATGGGTGTTTTCCGGACTCACTGTTCCGCGAGTCGCTGACCTGTTGTGTCCTAGAACAAGTCTCTGCTCTTTTCCAATAAGAGATTTATACGCTGGCATGAAGGCAAGATCCCACCCAGGCACAGGCTTTTTGTAAATGGATATGTTGCCTTTATGTGGCATAAATACCACGCCAGTACCATCTATGCCACGTAAGGAATCAGTGATCAACATTTGCGTAAACCAATCCCTACATTTATGGTTATCTTTGTATTCATTTACAAAAAACCCTATGATGCCGCACATTACAGATTTCCTCTCAATTTGTTGAGATCATTTTCTACATTCGTAGACAATCTCCTAAATTTATTGATAAGTGCTCCCTCCCCTTCAAAAAAGATGCTTAGATTATCTAGCATCTCCCTTCTCTTAGAGACCTCTTCCGTTTCAAACAATCTCTGTCCCTGTCTCAGAGATTCCAGCATATCCTCTTCTACTCCATTATAATAGAGATACGTAGAAAAGTCCCCAAAAACGTGCTCCAACAGTTTGTTTATCCCGACTACAGAAAAATACTTAGGTATGTCAGAGAACGCACCACTATAATTAACTGAAAACTTCTTTAGTTTTAGTAAAATATTTATCCACCTAATGATAGGCTCAGCCTTCCATCCACTTTCGGACATTCTTAGTTCTATGGATCCAAACTGGGGCAACGAACTCAGATTGAATCCTGAGTATCTAAATTCTTTCTTAAATGCTCTTGCAATACCATTAAGCGCCCTATAGGAGTGCCTTTTAAGAAGCAGAAGCTCTCCAACTGTATGATCCGATTCCGACATTGGCACACAGAAAAAGTTGTTTCTTCTATTAAACCTAGAGCTACTAAATTTGTAAAGAGGCTCTTCAAATATGAGGTAAAATCCCGCAAATTTTAGGAGTTCTTTTATAGAATGAGGTCTAAAGTCAAGATGAACATGAATCGAGGTAGAATCATTAGCATCAGGAGTTATATTATTATTTACTACTAACTCTTCAAATTGGTCCAACGCCTTGACAATATCTTGTCCAGCGAAGGGTTCCCTAAAACAGAACTCTATTGGATATGGGCCATGCAGAGATCCGTCGTTCTTCGTCTCCCACAAAAATTTATTTGGCCATACTGAAATAAGATCTGTATTAAAATTCTCCAGTTCTATTTCCACCCCAACCAACGTGGTGTTATCCACTATTTGTGGAGAAGAAGCATACGTTTTCACGTCTTCGTTCTTTCCGAAAACTTCGGATATATTCATGAAATCACCCTTTCAAAAGGTATTACTTCTCTGCTCAAAAGGTATTACTTCTCTGCCACTAAGCTCCGATAATTCT